GCTCCAATAGCTACATCCATCTTCAAGTTAAGCATTTCTGCCTTCCTTTCCTTGCTTGGCAGGTATGTTTCTATCTCGTAACTATCGTGACGTTCAAGCGCAATTGGTCTGTAAAGGATAGACATAATTACGTGCAGGTTCTCAAACATCCCTTGGTTGCAGTACGTGTCTAAGTCTGCAAATTCACCTACTGTTAGCGTTGTCCAGTTAGGAATGAATCCGTACCACCTGCCATTTAGCTTGACCTTGTTTTGTAATGGCTGCTTCATAGTAGAAGCGTCAGGATCGGATATAAACCACGCAAGCAATTCACCTGCTTTTTCTATCTCGTGCCATTGGGCATTTTGTAGTGAGCCTTGTTCTAGTCCTCCTAAGCATTCAATAGCTAGTCGTACTGATTCGTGAGCGTTCATCGATTTCTCGTATGCTTTCCAAACGTTTTGGTATTGCTCTATGGTTATTTCGTGGTAACCTTCAGGTAGGCTTACTTTCATCTTACGTAGTATGAACGGTTTCTGTGGGCTAGTTTGTTAAGGCAGCAATATCTCACAGCGTCGATGCCATGATTCCATGCGTCCTTTGGGTGTGGCAGTATACGCCCATCTCGATCTGTATTCCACTTGTAGTTTCTAAACTCCTTCTGCAAGTTCAAGCTGTCTGATTTGATAAACAACTTATGCCTTCTCATTATGTCAATGCCATTGCGTATGCTGTCTGCTCCCTTACGTGCAGGCTTGACGTTAAAGTTCATGCGCGATAACTCAGTAATGCTTTTAGGTTCTGCGCTGTCAGCTATAATTTCATCATGCCTTCCTATATCCCATGCCTTGAACTTCTCTCCTAAGTCTTGGTTGGTTAAGCCTCCGCTGTATATTAACTCCTCCATGTACAGTTCATCCCCCCTTTGACTGACCCGTACCAAGGCAGCAGGATCAGCAGCAAATCCAAAGTCTAACCCGTATGCTATGTGCTTAGCATTTTCGGGTAGTTCGTCGTATACGTGAGTTTGAAATATAGTTTCCTTGCTTATGCCTCTTTCTCCTAGTCCATAGATTCTCCAGTAATTCTCGTCTGTGTCTTTGAGTCTTTCAATCTCCTCTATTACCTCCTTGTTTAGAAACGGGTTATCTAGGTACGTAGATTTAAAGAAGTCGCAGTCATCCCTAGGTATAACCGTGTCGTATAGCCAATGGTATTCTTCTGAAGGGTTAAAGTCTATAAATATCTTATAAAGGCAGCGCATAGAAATTTGAACAAAAACCTCTTTTTGTAACTCTGTACACTCGTTGAGAAAAACGAAGTGATGTTTTGCCCCCCTAAATTTGTCAGGTTGATCAGCACTAATAAACTGAACTAGGTTGCCAAATAGATTGTATGTGTTCTCGGTCTTGTTATGGTGCTTCTCTTGATACCATCCTGCTTCTTGTATGATGTTGAAGAAGTCGCGCATCACACTAGCACGAAGCGAAGGAAAACTTCTGCGTATAATCGTTATAGTAAACTGTGAGTTTTGGTAAGTGTAGCACCATTCACACAGGCAGTGTAAGACCGAATATGTCTTGCCACTTCTACTGCCACCTTGCAAGCAAACTATACGCGCCTTGCTGCCTTTGACATCATAGTACGCTTTAGGCTGTTTCACGTGGTTAGGTTCTCTTCTTCTTGGTCTGTCCTATCCAATACCTCATCAAACCACGAAGGCGGCTTAGAAGCCTCTAAAATCGTTACGTCTGTTTCTACTTGCTTTGGCATAAAGTATGGCATTAAGCTGCTTAAAGCCTTTAGGTATTTCTCGTCGCTGTTCTCACGCAATATGCCTAGTGAGTTTCTGATGTTATCCATCTCGCCTTCCATGACCTGCACGAACAATTCTCGTGCCTCACTAGAAATTTTACCCTTAGCACCTTTTGGTCTTCCATTAGGATTACCCGATTGTCCTTTATCGTACTTAGCCATGTCTGTTTTTTTTCTGTTATTTACAGGATGGAAACATCCCCACCGTACACCATTGGCAGTGCGTTTTCATACATGGCATAATGTACAGCAGGGAATCCATAAAACTATTGCTGATCTATCAAGCGCAAAACCAAATTGTAAGCATCGCGTTTGCCTTCAGCATAATCGTTAAATAAACTTCCGCTATCTCCTATTGCACGTAGTTTATTTATGTCTTCCTTTAATTTAGATGTACCGATCCATCCGTTTTTTTCACCTTGCCTTGACCATTTCCCGTATCTCTCAGCACATCGTTGTTTAATTACCTCCAACCTTTCTGCATCATCATAAGTCAGTCTGTATGCTCCGTATGGATCAAAGGTAACTTTGCCTTTGTCGTGCATCTCACTAAGTCTTGCTGATGCCGTTTGCGCTTTTATGCCTAACTGGAAGCCAAGCATTTCTAAAGTAGTTGCCCCCTTGGTTTCTAAGTAAGAATGTATCTGTTGTTCCATAGATGGTTTCTTTGGCTTAATGTCTTCGTGGGCTTGATGGCTTGCTTTACTCATCTTCTAGTCTGCTTTTAAAATGTTCAATAATCTTTTCTGTCTTTACCTTGTAGTAGTCTTTAAACTCTCCCTCTCCCCCTTCTTGCTTGTACAACTTGTAGAGTACAGCACGTAACCTTTGGCTCTGTGTCTTCTTCTTATCGTACAGGTCTAACTCTATGCTGTCTAACTCTTTAAACGTTACGCTGTCTTCAGGCGCATCATCAGCCCTGAAGTACAGTATACCGAATGTATCTAACAAACTGTCAATGTTCATTAGGTCTTGGCTAGTCTGCTCTTGTGTAAGCAAACGTAAACTTACGCTTCTATCCTTTCTGCGTTGATACCCATCAAGGATTGCAGGGCATAGGATTTTCATTTGTCACAGCTTATCGCGTATGCCTTTTCTAGTTGCTCCAACTTACCTAGCATACAACTGCCGCACCGTGTTTTCTTCAAGCGTACACCGAACGTTCTTTGGTATACATCAATTAAAGTTTCTTGAAAACCTAGACCAATATTTGCCCCTTCGTAAAACTTAGGCTTCAACACATCGACCCACAATTTCTGATCGGCTTCACTCATGCCATCATAACGAGGGAATCTATTATTAAGATACTGCTTTCTCTTAGCACATCCACAATCTTTGCCTGTTATCTCAGACACTTTTTCAACCACCTTCTTAATTCCTGTGGCTTCTGTGAACTTTTCAATGTCATCTCCTAACCCTTTGGATTTCTTCCGCTTGGGCTTTGAGGTGCGCTTGGGCTTTCCTAATGCTTCTGTAGATTGTTTGTCTGTTAATTCCTGTGGCATCGCTAAATGTGTTTAAAGTGTGACTATGTAAATAATATGCTTTGAATATCTCTCTGTCGAACCAGTTAATTTCTTCAAGCATTTTGTAGGCTGTGCCTAGTTGTTGTTTTTCTAATTCAATAATTTCATGGTCATTCAGTAATACCTGCTCAATGTCCACGTTTTTTTTTCTTCTCTCGTACTCTCTGTACTGTTTAAAAAAGTTTCCTTCTTTATGATAGCTTGCAATTCTCATTGCTCGTTTCATGTAAGGTAGCATTTCTTTCCGTTGACACAAAGGTTCAAGAGCCTCTGATCTAGCAAGCAAGGTAATAGACATATCATGAAGCAAATCCTTTGACCAAGTTTCACCTACAAGATATACTGCATACCTAAGCAGCGTATCGTATTCTTTATTTAGGAAGTTTTCGAAACAGGTCATTGTAGTGAGCAGTCATTTCTTGCAGTTCTGCTAATGAAAATTTAGTAATGTCATTGCTCATGCGTAGAATCTTATCTGCTGTGCCTTCACCGTGTATCTTGTCTAACCTCTTCGCAAACAAGTACTGCTGTCCTCCTGTCATATTGCAACGTTTACACTGGGGCATCATATTAACTAAACCTTCTTCAGGCTTATACAACCACCTTGTACTCATCTTAGATCGTGTTATAAAATGTCCGCAATCTAATTGCTTCCAATTTTTTCTAGCTGTACACGTAAAACAATTTGCTATACCAAAATCATCTGCGTTTGATTTCCTAACGTAGTCGCTTAACGCCTTGTCAAGTTTAGCCTTGGCTTTAGTCTTCGTCACTACCATATTCAAAATCTGTATGTTCACCACACGATGCGCAAATATCATAGTCTCCGACTTGTAACGTACCACAACAAATACTTAGTAGTTCTTCATTCATTGTCCCATCCGTTTTTCTTTCTCAACCTAGTACCTATGCCTTCTTTCGTTGGCACATGGTCTTTTAGTTTTAGCTTGTCGTACAATTCTACTAAGCCTAACGGATCGAGCAATTCATCAGCACGTTGTGTTTTTTGCTTTTGTTCTTCAGACACTTTACGCTCTAAAATTTCAGCCCTAGTTTCTCCTTGGTACGTTGCTAAACAGTCAAGTATCTCAGGCGTTTTAAAGCGTTCGTACATCTTACCATATTTGCCTTTGCGTATCATATCAAAGCATACACGAATTTCTTCTAGCTTCAAGGTAGGGTGTTCATCTATGATTGACCTACAGCAGAACATCAGTTCTTCATCGCTTTGTATCGTAACCTTGTAATTCAACTCTTTGATCATTCGTCCTACTTCTGACACAATCCAACCTCGCACCAATTCAGGCGCAATCTTAATTGCTTTCTGTATGTTAGTTCCTTCTTCCCATGCTTGGGCAGGTGACAAGGAAATGCTGCTATCCTTCAGCAACGAATGACTTAATGTTGTCAGCGTTAAAGTTTGATTGCTTAAAACCCTTGTTAACTTTTCCATCCTGATATTTTTTTTGTCTGCGTACCCAATTTCGCGCTGTTGCTTTCCAGTCTTTAATTTTGTTGCCACCCTTTAATTTCCACCCTGTTTGATCATACCAATCTTTAAATGCATCTGCTTCGTCGTAATGATTCTCAACTCCTAATTCTGCAAAGTACAAATAACATTCTTGAGTATTAGGAATCTTTGTAGGCTTCCCTATATTCATTGTATTGTTACTTGTACTAGTACTTGTATTAGTATGTCGTACTTTTTTACGGGTGTCAACCGTAGTTTTTGATGGTATAGACCCGTTGTTTATTACGGACTTCATCCGTAAAATTCTACGGTTATGTCCCTTAATTACTTCATGGCTTCTGCTAATGTAACCCAAGTCTTCAGTTTTCTTTAGAGCCTTTTCAACTGTGCTTGCAGAAACTTTTAAGTGCTTGCACAAATGCTCATTGCTTATAAAGCATGGCATCCCGTTTTTAGAAAAAGAATCAATCTCTAAAATCAGAAGTTTTTCTGTCCAATTCAATTCTTCGTTTAAATACAAATCGCGTGGAATCCATACGCCTTTAAATTCTCTGTTGCTCATAGGTATAGATATTGGTTTTTACCTGTTAACTCCTTCAGGTGCTTATTTATTTTATTCAACTCTTCTACTAGTATGCTTTTCTTGTAACCGTCTACCCGATCATGCAAGTAGTACAGCTGCACTCTTAGTTTACGCAGATCATTTACGGACAGCTTGTAAATGTCGAACATCCGTACATCTTTCTTCGATCATGTTTACCACTTCTTCTACTGGCACATCACCCCATTTAGAAAGCTGCTGTACGTGCAAAAAGAATTTTTTCGGGTCTTGATTATACCACCGATTTACAGTGTTTTGCCCTACTTCTAAGGCTTCACCTAGTTTGTTCTGTGTGCCAAACTTAATCTTAATGAAAGTTTCCAAAGTCATTTCGTAATTCGTCTAAGGTTTGCAATAACAACAAAGCGTTCTGCTTCGTTTCTTCAGGGCTATTTGAGAAGGTTGACGCATGACCGATAGCCCATTTCAGGTCTTCAGGCAAAGGCTCATGGATATACGTGTACTCTAATGTATAGCCGTCTTCAAGTGTTTGCTTTAGTTTTCCCATTAGAAAGGCAAATCATCATCGTTTACTTCGTGCTTAAACTGCTCTAAGCCATCGCGCATATCAAGAAACATACGTGCTGCCCTAGCAATTTCATCAGGTGTTAGTTGTCCTGCTGACGTAGTAACTAGCTGTAAATAAGTAAGTGCTGATGTGATAGCCCATGAGTTGCCGATGTTCTTTTGAACCAACGCATCATCTACATTGCTTTTACCTCCTTTGCCTTTCCACTCACCCTTTGGCTTGCTTATTGACATACGCTTGTTTCCGTTCTTGTCTGTCCACTCTTTGGTAACCTCGCATTCATCCGTTACTTGCCATCGTTTTTCAGACTGTGCTATAATGATGCCTGACCTTTGGTCGTCGAGCAGCACTTCAAAATTAAAACACTCTACCCCGTCTTGGTTTTTCCAAGGCTTACCTGCGCTTTGCATTTGTACTATTTTATTCATATCAATTATGTTGGTTAGAAATTTCTTCGTTGATTTTATCCCACGGCAATACACCTAACAAATCTTCTGTTACGTTCGTTATATCCATGCGAACGCCTGACTCGCTAATTAATTCAATTCTTACTATCTCGTACTCTTCAGGATCAGACGGTACGTCATAATCGTTTGAAGATGTTTGTGGGTAATACTTGTATGCTACCTCTAAGTGATGCGTATCACTTACTTCTATGTACTTTGTTTCCATTACTTGAAACTTTTTACTATCCTATCTATTCCAAGGATTAAATTATCTGCGACTGTCTTAGTGTGTTGCTCTCGTAGCCTGCTGTACTCAGCTAATTTTTGCTCGCATTTAGTCACAATAGCCCTAGCCCACAATTCCATTTGTGGATCATCCCCTGATTCCTTTAAATCCTCGTGCAAAGCCCAAGCATCTATTGCTCGCTTTTCCCAACGTTGCTCTGTCCAAATGTTGATTCGATTTTTCATGCGTTACGATTTTTTAATGTGCTTGTTGTACAACTTCTCCATCTTACTATGACTGCACCCACTGTAATCTATTACTTCTCCAAACTCATCTGTCATAATCTCTATGTCAAATTCAAATGAGTACAGAAAAAACACTTTCTTACCACATCCATCAACTAATTGTAACCTCTTATCTAACAGCATTTGCTTTTTACTTATCCGTTTAATTACAGCAAATATAGTGTAAAGTAATCAATGCTGCAAATAATACAGCACAAAAAAACCCCCACCTCGTTAGGCAGGGGCTTTGCGTCAAAGAACCATGTTGCACGAGGAGAGCAACACGGGTTGGTTCAAGTTGTCTACAAGTTACTTGTTACTTCGATTCTTTCCAAGTACAACAGCATTCAAAATTCGTGTAAGAACATTGACGATACGATCGTCTTTTTTTGTTTCAGTCAATGCTGTTAGCGTACCTGCTGCAACAAGCACAACATTTAAAATTTCACTCCAGTACATCGTTAAAAATTCCATGTTTATTTATTTAAAAATTTATACTTCTCCTGCACATCAAAGCTAGGGCAGGCTTTGCTTGAAAACTCGTTGTGTCCATGAACGGACATATCGCCAAAAACAACACGCAATGAATTTACTAAATGTAAGAAAGCCATTTCTTGCTGCATAGTCATTGTGTCTTTAGGTGTTTTGTTTTTATCTATACCACCTACGTATGCTACACCAACGCTATCATAGTTATGACCTTTTGCGTGTGCGCCTTTCTTTCTTATGTCTCTACCAGTTGCTATTGTGCCATCTGCATACAGGACGTAATGATAACCGATTTCTGACCATCCCCTTTTTTTGTGCCACAGATCAATAGTTGATGCCTTCAATTCTAAGCCTTCAACTGTAGCTGTGCAATGCAAAATGATTCGGTTAATCTCTCTCACTCAATTAGCCCTTTAGTATTCCATTCGCATCCCTCTATCAATCCATTCTTCAATAGCATACGCTGCATCACGTTTCGTCCTTGGGTAATCAACGTAATAGGCATCATATTCTTTTTCAATTTTTAGATTCCATTCATTGTTATACTGTTCCAACGTTACTGTGAAGTCAGGATCAATATTTAAATAACCTACCCAATGTGAACCGTAACTATACTTTTTTGTCCAAGTAACTAAACCTTTTAAAGCCATCAGTTTGTGCTTCATTCAATTCCTTTTTTAGCTAGTAAGATTTTAATCTCGTTGACTCCATCAAGCAACACATCAAGGCTTTGCTGTACACGTGTTTCTTGCTTCTCTAAAGAATGCAGTCGACTTTTTACTTTGGTCAATTCGTTTTCCATCTTCACATAAGTTCCGATTATCCCACCAACTGCACCCACCGCTACGCTAATCAATTCGTAATTCATAATTTCCCGTATTCACCAATCGGTATAGTAACAAATTCAATACCGTTAGCAGTAGCCATTTCAATAATCCTTTCAGTTTCTACTATCCATGTTGCATAAGTAGCATAATACACGCCATCAATTTCTTCGCATTCATCTAACGAAGTTTGATCATAATTATAGAGCATATTAGGTGTAGCAGGATCAACCCAACCTTGCTCAAAATTTGTGTTTTCGTCAACAATGACTCTGTACGTTTCGTCTACCATGATGCGGCATTTACATATTTACTACTAGCAGCAGATATTGCGCCTGTATACCCAACGTCTACCCAATTATTATTGCTGGCAAAACCCAACGCTACTTTTACTCCATAACTATAAGAACCACCACCCATTTTCAGTTGCCCACTTTTAATAGCAAAAGCAGGAAATTGTCCATCTGAACTTTTACCTCCAAGGTAAAAATATGTGTAGCCTGTTGCTCCTCCATCAATTACATCAAATGCATTAGATGATGTGCTTTGATTGCCTCCACCATCAGGACGCGGTTTGTAACTTGCAGAGCCTGCAAACCTCAAAGTTCCTGTAGTTGTAATTGCCATAGAACACCAATAATTGCATTGGATAGATACGAAATCACCGCTATTATCGCCCAATGTTGGACCGTTAATAGTTCCAGAGCCAACTAGACCTCCTCCTTTATAATTATAGTTCCTGCCTGTAACATACAGATTCCCACTTGCTATAATTAAGGATGTCCTGTAAGGTCCACAGAATATATACGTTACTCCTGTAAGGCTATTCTGTTCTCGCGTCAATGTGGTTAAAGTTCCTGACGTAGTACCTTGTCCTGTCATATAATCGTACTGCCTACCACTAAAATAAGCATGACCATTAGAATCTACTGCGCCTATTTTTTGCATACCTAAAGAAACAGAAACCCAAGTCAAAGAATTGTTTACTACAATCCAAGAGCTGCTCGACGCTGTAGATCCATCACCTCTTTGCCCATTTGCACCATAGCCTACAAACCATAACACACCGCTTCGAATTGCTGCAAAACATCCACCATCAGGTTCTACGGATATATCATCATAATCTGTAGCAGTTCCATATCTACGCCATGTGCCATCTGCCGTTGCCCAACTCTTCCAAATTACATTCGGTTGCAAATTATACCACAATTCACCGTTGGAAGTAAGTCCTAAAAACGCAGTAGAATCGGCTGTATTAGCTACGCCACTTATAATTTTTACAAAACTTACTGAAGCCAAAGGACCAATGTTGAAGTCTGGTGTAACTAAAGGATTTGCAGGTATTGAACCGCCTCCAATTAATAGCGAACCATTAACTCCCGATGCAGGTAAACTGTATGGCGATATACCGCTTCCTCCTTGCGTAGTAAAAAACCCGTCTACGCTGTCAATATCTGTGGTGGGTACTCCTGAAATTTCTGCCATGATTAACTAATTTGAATCCAGTCATTACTAGGGTTAAAAAAAACACCATACGTACCCTGTGATATTGGACCTACATAATGCCCAACAACTCTTGCATAAGCGTTCGTAGCTGTTGGTGCTGCCGAAATAAACGTGCCTGAAGTTCCAAGCCATAATGGTCTGCCTGCTGTAGCACCGTTAGGGATTTGCCCTGTTATCTCAACTAATCCATTAATAACGCAAGTATCAGAAGTGCTTGTTACTACACCTAAAAAATCTTTGCTATTTGCGTTTGTGTTGTCTGCTGTTGTGTCTTGCAGCATACTAACTATAACGCCTGCGCTTGCAGAAATACCACCCGTAGATTCGAAGGCTACATTCTTTACACCGCCTGCATCATCGGAAACAAAAGCCCCTGCAATTGTATTCAGGATAATTTTATCGGGTGCTGACATAGCCCCTTTTACAGAAGTAGTTGCTGTGTTTATGCTAATGGCAGGCGTGTTGCCTCCACTACTAACAATCGGTGCTGTACCTGTAACTGCTGTAACTCCTCCTCCCCCACCGCTTACCGTTGTAAAAGACAAGTTGCCTGATCCATCAGTAGTCATAACCTGTCCATTCGTTCCTGTGTCATCAGGAAGCACTAGGGTATAGCTTGCGGCTGCGCTATGTGGAGGAGATTGAATCTTTACACCATGTGAGTTTTGATTGCAGTTTAGTTGAATCGCTCCATCGTTCGTATCACCCTTAACTTCGAAAACACCTGTGCCGTTAGGTGCAACAATAATGTTTCCGTTAGTTGTGGACGTGTCTATTTGTCGGGCTTGAACGTCGAGATTGCCTCCTAACTGCGGTGATGTATCATCTGCGACTGTTGCAATCTTCGCATTGTTAGCTGTAATGTCTGATGCTTGTTGGGTTGTGATGCCCACCTTTGCCGTATTAGCTGCAACTGCGCTATTGGCTGCAACCCGTGCATCTGTAAAGTATTCATTGGTAGTGCCTTCTGCAATATCATCAGTATCTAAAACAACTACTCCCGTTTGACCGTTTACAGAATCTACAGGTACAGATGGTATTGCTGATGTGAGCGCAAGTGTTCCTGAACTTGTAGGTAGGCTTAGGTTTACATTGCCTGCGCTGTTTAAACGGATATACGCCTTAGTCGTGTTAGCGACATCGTGAATGTAAAACTTACCATGCACGTTTATATCAGCCTCGTTTGCCGTTGTAGACCCGTCAATGTTTAGTGCTGTGTACGCTGTGCTACCCGTAGCATCTGTTGCTACAATCAGGTCAATATCTCCAGGACTTGTTTCGGTAATCTCAATACCTGTAATTCCTGACTTTAGCTTTGCCTGTGTTGATGTTAAATTGAGATTGGAATTAGTCAGCCCACCATTGCCTATACTCGTACTGCCTCCTAGCTTAAACTCTGTGTACAACACACTAAGCCAATCAACAGGCTGCCATTTATTTGTTACGCCTGCCGTCCATTTTAGAACATCGTTGTTAGAAGGGTTTGATGCGTCAACATCATCTAAATCATCAACATCAAGAACTACTGTACCTGTTTGACCATTGACAGAATCGACTGATCCTGCACTGGCTAACAAGTTGCTTACTGTAATCTTTTTACTTGTACCTGCTGCGCCACCAGTTTCATCGCCTACATCTATAATATGTAGTACGTCTGCATCATCAGTTGTCGCTAACGCTGTTAAATCTGTTACTTTCGTCGACATCGTTTAAATACTTTTCTAATTTCCAATGATTACGAGTTGTAATATCTAATGCCCAAAGCTGTTGCAATTGACTTGACTTGATTGTCAGTGGGAATGCGTGGGTATACGTTAAGTCCTCCAAAATAATTACGTTGAGAAGGTGAAAGATCAGCACCAGTGTTTGATGTGTATTCAGGGAATGAACCGCTGTTAAACTGCAAGTACGTAATCATACGCTGACGGTAAAACATACCAATTTCATTTGACTGCTCGACTACAACTTTAATATCTGTCAGGCTTGCAGCAGAACCTTGTTCTGATCCGTTTACTACTACGCTGTTATTAGCAAACTTCATACGAACTACATAGGCAACTTCTGTAAATGCAAGCTGCACTAAGCAGGGTTGTATGTAGTCGTTTAAAAGAGTTGCGTAGGCTTCGTTACCTTCTTCTCCTACTGTATCAGCGTCAATCAATGCGCTAATTTTATTTTCTAACTCTGTGCCCAAAGCAGGCAAAATCCACCGATCCTGCGCAATCTTAATGTAAGGTTGCAGTAGGTTGTCATCAACAGTGCTTCCTAAAGCCGTGTCGCGCTTTAACTTGCTTGAACTAATGTATAGTGTAGTGGCCATGTCGTTTAGTTGTATGCGCCTCTATTAGGCATATCAATTGGTGCTATGTACTCTTCTCCCTTCTGTACTACGTCAGGATTGTTTCCAACTTTACGCATTACATCATCCCAATTTCCTTCAATTTCTATCATCTCCATTTCCTTTGGCTCACCGTCAGGAGCGTAAATAAAGATTTCTCTTTGCCAACCGTGCCTACAATAAATTCCGCCT